CAAGCGATAGGCGTGGATTTTATCAACGTAGTATTCACGATGTCTATTTCTGTGCTTTCAATCGTGTACTTGGTTTACAAGATTAAAAACGAAAAGGCAATTTTTGACAAGAGAAAAGATGAAGAAGGGAAGTAACTCGCAACTAAAGCCAACGTCTTTTGGCAAGCGTAGAGAAGGAAAGGCTAAGAAGTCTTATTCTAAGGCATTAAATAAACCAAAAAAATACAGAGGTCAAGGCAGATGAAGTTTTTGAGTTGGTTAAAAGGGTTCCTAAGCGAGAACGGAGAAGCTTCTAGCAAGCGTCTTGTAGGTGTAATAACTGCAATAACTTTGTCCTATACTCTTTTAAATAATCAAAACGAAGCATTAGTATTTTCTGTTGCTGCTCTTTCTGCTGCTGCCTTGGGAATTACTGCTGCCGAAAAGATATTTAGAAAATGAAAATTAGCACACACCTAAATTTAGCAGAAGTTACACGTAGTGACGCAGCAAAAAGACACGGCATCGACAACACGCCAACGGCAGAGCATTTGGAGAACTTTAAGTTACTAGCCGAGAAAGTATTTGAACCGATTAGATTGCATTTCAAGACACCTATATTTATCAGCTCAGGTTACAGGTCTAAAGCTTTAAATGATTTTATTAAGGGAAGTGCTAACTCTCAGCACTGCAAAGGAGAAGCCATTGACATCGATATGGATGCAAGCAACGCAGGGGTGACTAATAAGATGATCTTTGACTTTATTGTGTCAAGACTAGAGTGGGATCAAATTATCTGGGAGTTCGGGACAGATACTAACCCTGATTGGGTTCACGTTAGCTATTCTAAAGAGAAAAACAGAAAGCAGAAGCTTAGAGCAGTTCGCTCAGGTGGGAAGACCACTTACATAAACATTCCATAGATGGAACTAACTAAAATCGCACGCAATGTGCATTCTCTTTTGTTATCGAAAGAGGAAAACCGTATAGCTCTTTTGTCTGACATACATTGGGATAATCCTAAGTGCGACAGAAAAATGCTAAAGTCTCACCTAGAGTATTGCAAGGAGAACGACATTCCAATCTTTATCAATGGAGACTTCTTCTGCCTTATGCAGGGAAAGTATGACCCAAGGAGAAATAAGAAAGACATCCTCCCTGAGCATAACAAGGTAAACTACATAGATGCAGTAATTGAGGATGCCGTTGAGTATTGGAGTCCTTATGCTCATCTGCTAACTGTTATCGGCTACGGAAACCACGAGACTGCAATAATTAAGAACCTAGAAACTGACCCATTGCAAAGATTTGTTGACTTGTTGAACTACACGAATAAGACAAATGTGCAGACAGGAGGTTACGGAGGTTGGTTGGTATTAAGGTATTTATATTATGAGAGTACTATTCTAAGCAAGAATATAAAGTACTTCCACGGATCAGGTGGAGGTGGCATAGTTACGAAGGGAGCTATAAACCTGACTAGGGCATTGGAGATGTACGAGAATATGGATGTGTTTATTATGGGTCATATTCATGAGAATGCAAGCCGCAATGATGTTCGAGAGACAATGGAGTACAACACAGGCAAGCGAAGTTATGAATACCTGCACAAGCCGATTCACCTTGCCATCACTGGATCGTACAAAGAGGAATACCAAGACGGTGCCTTTGGTTGGCACGTGGAACGAGGTGCGCCTGTTAAGCCAGTAGGGGGAAGGATTCTCATGCTACATGGTACAAGAGACAGGATAGATGGTAAGCAGAATTATGAATTATTGATTGACAGCTGTAAATTTCCGCTATGAAAGCTACCCTAACATTTAACCTTCCTGATGATGAGGATAAGTACTGCGATGCTGTAAATGCTTCTAAGATGCATTCTATCCTATGGGATGTTGACCAATGGCTTAGAGCTAAGATGAAGTATGAAGAGCTAAGTGATGGTCAATACGATGCCTTTAAAGAAACAAGAGACCACCTTCGTAGGTTATTAATTGAAGAGAATATAGACATAGATAAATAATGCCACTACCTAAGCCAAAACCAAAAGAGACTCAATCAGAGTTTATTTCAAGATGTATTTCTGATCCTATCATGGGTCGTGAGTTTCCTGATAGAGATCAGAGAGCTGCTGTATGTTATTATCAGTTTACCAATGGAGGACAAGGAAAGAATTAAGATAGCTAGTCTATCATTTATGATAGGTGTTGTACTTGCGTTTATTGTGTTCCCTAAACCAAAGTATGAGGAAATCTATAAGTTTACTACGAAGGTAAAAACTGACACAATTTACTCTCGAGTTGTTGACACGGTTTATATTTCTAAAAACAAGATAAAAACCGAGTTTTTAAGGGACACAGTACTAATTGATTTTAAGCCTAAAATTAGCCAGTTTAACGCGTCTTTTCCTTTTGAGCATGGAAGTACTAAGGTGAGCGGAGAAGTCCTCGGAGAAGTGCTTAAAATGACCGCTACGAGCGACTACAATATCCCTGTGGTAACTAATACGATAACCAACACAGAAACTAGGACAATTATCCAAAAGCCAAAGGGAATTTATCTAGGTGGAGTGGTTAGTTCCAAAATGGAACTTGGTGCTAAAGTTGCCTATTTGGACAACAAGTACTTGTTTGAATACCAATACCAGCCTTTCCAAAAGGTACATCAGATAGGGGTATCTAAAAAGTTATTTTAAAAGTTAACAATTTCAGAATTATATAATCTCATCTCGCAACTCTTGTTGCAACTTCTTTACTAGCTCCTGCTTTTCTTTGACATCACGCCATCCATGAGTTGCTCTAGGCTTAGAGTCTAAAATCTTTAGCAGAACTAGATAGCCAATCAGGTCATTTACCACATCTTCATCATCCTTATCTAGTGATCCGTTCTTGATTCGCTTGAGCTTATCATCTATGCGGACCAATAGTCCTTCTTTAGCAGACAAATGACTGAATACTCCTAGAGGTTCTAGTGCAGAGTTTCCGTACTTCTGATTCTTTGCTATCAGCATTTCCTGAATATCTCCAAGGACTTTGTAAACCTGTTCGTGAAAAGTCATAAGTGTATCTCAATAAATTTAATCCACCAATAAGCTAGGGCCATAATCAATGTTATGAACCCTAGCCGCATGGAGACCTGTTTAATTTTATTTAAAGAATCTTTTAATGACACTTTCTTTCTGTTCCTTGTGGAGGTAGAGCTTCTGTCTGAGAATCTCAATCAGCTCGATAGCTATGTTATTATCAATAACAGCTATGTTTTCTCTGTAGTCAATAACGAGTTTTCCTGTTTCCTCATCGACATAGAAATCTAAGTCTTCGTATTTGTATTTAATCATCTGTAGTTGTGTGTTAGGTGTCTCTGTATTAGTTCTAGTTTTATTATATACCGAGGGTTCTGTAGCAGTTCTGCAAGCCTTGGCTCTACAGCACCACAGAAGTAATTGTAGAAGATGTCTCCTGCTTCAGGGTGATCTTCCATCTCCATGTCTGCCTTAATGCCGTTGCGTTCACAGAACACGCAGGATCTAACAGCCCTCTTGATTTGGTCCTTTGAGTATTTCATCAATCACTGAATTTAAGTAGGTAATATAGATTGCTAGAATTAGTGCAAACATTCCGAATCCTACGCTTACAAGCCATAAAGCTAAGCAGAATCCTATTGCTACGTTTAAGAATTTTAGAATTTTCCAAAGTATTGGTTTCATTTAGGTATGAATTTTATGGGTTCATCAGTTACATTTCCATTGTAATCTAGCAGTTTACCATCTTTTTCAAACCATACTTCAACGTGCTTGCTTCTATAATTTTGCACTAGGACCTTAATCTTATCCTGCACATCCTCTAAGGAGAGCCACTCCCCGTGACCAATATCCTGCCACGGGGTGTACTCATTGAATTTATTGATAAACCTACGTTTAAGCGTGTAATCAGAACGGGAGGCTACTTTCCGTTTGGGCATACTCTTTTTTACTTACATGACCTGCTTCTTTCTTCTCAGCAACTACCGATGGTTTATTGTCTGACCAGAATACCTTTCCTGATCCTGTGTAGAACTTAGGCTTCTTAGCTTCTCTGTCCTCTTTAGACTGCGATACATAAGAGTTTACATTCTGACCCCATTCGTTTGCTGTGTCGTTCTGACTAATGGTGATTGATACACCTTTTAGACCTTTTGCCTTTACTGTGTTTAGTAAAGTTTCTAGTGTTTCCTGCTTGAGAAAAATCTCAGATAAATTTGCCATAATTGTTGTTTTTTAGTTTGTGAAGTAATAATAATTGTTTCATTTTAAAGATTCTAGGAATTGGTCATATTTTTTTTAATGACGCCTCATCTTTAAGAGTATTTGCTAATAAATTCAGTGTATTTGGAATAAAAATCATCAAAAGATTTAATAATAAAGTAGTTAGTAACTTTTGATTCATAATTTTTTTGGTCTTCACTTTGTCTGTCCTTATTAATCTTAACCTCCCATTTTACAGCTATTGGAATCAAATTGCAGTTTATCATTACCTTGATTTCTGAATGTATGTCAGCACTTCCTTTTGTTCCAGTGGTTGGAATATATTTTGTAGACCCAATAGTTTTAGTGCGGCCAATAACATCTGTGTATGTTTTTCTATTGTCAATAACACGACCCATTGTGTTTACCCTTTCTGCAAAGTGACCAGATAGCATTAGAAATTCAATAACGCACTTGGTAAGTCCGTTGGCTGTTTTGTCATCATACTTAGGTAATGCGATTGCATATCTAGGTACATTGGGATGCTCTTTGATACTATCATTGAGCTTGAGTTCCCTGAGTATGTCTAGTGGTTTCATATTGCTCGATTGCTTTAAAGATTTGATGTACTACTTGTGGGACAATTGCGTTTCCTCCTGCTTTGATTGATTCGTTTCTCCACTTAGAAAAGGTAATAGAGTCCAATCTGTCGGAAATCCCATCATCTCTAGTACAAATTGGGGAGACAGTTGGGAAGGTTTCCCATTTTCCTGTGCTACCAAATGATTCAATTCGCTTCTTCTTGATGGTTCGTCTAATGGTCTCTCCTTTTCCGTTCCTGTATTCCAACATCTGGCTGTCGGAGTTGGTAGCATTTGATTGACTATTGCTTGAGGTAAACTCAGTTGAAGATTGATCCCTTTCTCTGCCCATTTTTCCTTCCTCGCTTCGTATTTCTCTGGAGTTTGAGAATCCTTGTAATCCCTTGAGTTCGGTGTAGGTAGCATATTTGAATAAAGAACCTGACTCAGTAGGCAGTTGTATTTGTTGTTCGGATGTGGTGCTTGATTTAATCCTTCCTCGGTTCTCTTCTTTTGCCTCTCCTGATACTTCTCCGGTGTCTCGGCTATCTGCACTAGATTTGGAGTAAGCAACAAACCAAATTCTGTCTCTCCTGTGGGGAGCGTTGACGCTTGCAGCTGGAAGTACATACGATTGTACTTCGTACCCTTCAGCTTCCAGGTCAGCTTGCACCTCGTGGAATACCAACCCGTCATTCCAATTAACAAGCCCGAGAACATTTTCGCCCACGACCCATGTTGGTTGAATTTCTCGTATTGCTCTAAGCATTTCTGGCCAAAGATGGCGTTCATCTTCCTTTCCTTTTCGCTTTCCTGCCATTGAGTAGGGTTGGCATGGGAATCCACCGGTGAGGATGTCAATTCTTCCTCTGTGAACAGAGAAATCTGTTTTTGTAATGTCATGATATGATATTGCTTTAGACCAATAATACTTTAATACTTTCTTTCCGAACTCATTATATTCGCAATGAAATATGTTCTCCCATCCCATCCATTCTGAGGCTAAGTCAAAACCTCCTATTCCGCTAAATAGTGATCCGTGACGCATCACCATGGGATATCAAAATGTTCTAAATGCTTCCAAGGTTCTTTGTAGTCGCTACCGAACTGACACAGGTACTTAAATGCCAATATCCTGTTTGCTTCTCTCATCTTGACCCAATATACTTCTGTAGTAAATTGGTCATAGATACCTGGGTACAAGTCCATAAACTTCGCCCAAAATACTTCGAATGGAATTTCCGTAATCTCGTCTAGTGCTTCAATCATTTTTTCAAGTGTTTATATATCGTTGTTCTACTTACATTCAGCATCTCCGCAAGTTCTGACCTGTTAAAGTCAGGTATGGCTTCCTGAATCTGCTGTATCTTTCTTTCAATCGACTCATTCTTTAATGAGCGAACCAACTCATTTAGCTCGGAGCTTTCCAATGAGTTTACCTTAATCTTTTTAGACATGGCAATAAAGTAGTTACTCAACTTCTCTGCCTTCAGGAGACTATCCTTACTGACCCAATCAAAACCGCTAGAATTATTGTAAGCAGTAATCGAGTTAATAATCAGAGCGAACCTAGGGATGTAAGCCTTCTGCTTACTCAACATACTCTTGACATACTCAGAAATATCATCTGAGTTCTGCATATCTGTAATGTTATTGAATATGCGCTCCCATTCCTGTTCTGCTTCCGTATCAAAACGTATCACTCTAGGCTCAATCTCACCAAACTTATTGAACTGCAAGATTTCTTTTCTTATCAGGTTATAGAACTGCGACATATAAGCCTCGTACCAATCCAATACCTCCTGATCTATGGCGTTCCTATTGTAATGCTCGATGTCCTTGTCAGGATAGCATACAAGCAATCTGTCTAGGAATCCATTGTCCTTGTTCTCCAAGGTAGAAATCTGCGAGAATATCCCAGGCTGTATGCCTCCAAGAACAGGAATCAATGGCGATTGAATAAAGCTACTCTTTGCAGTCTTTCGAGTCATGATAGCCTCCTGATTCGACCAACAGGACAACCAAAACTCTAGGTCAGAGCCAGGCTTGTACTTGTTCATGTCCTTAATCCAACCATTAAGCTCATCTTTAAATACTGCAATTCCGACTGCATTCTCCTCATGTAAATCCGCCAATGCCTCCACAGTCACATCGTTCACAATAATCTGCTTCCTTACAGGCTCTTTAACTTCCTCCACATCTTTCTTATCCTTGCTAGAAAGCTTCTCATATTCCTTGTACTTCTTGTATTCGTTCTGATAGTGCTTAATTTCAAAACTATTCTTCTTAGCCAATGGAAATATAACCGCATTTATACTAGGGGTCTTACCTAGACCTGCCTTACCGATTAATCCTAGCCAAATGTTTACCGACTCTCTCCATCCTGTCTTGACCTGAACCTTGCAGCTGTTACCAATACATATAGAAATGTACCAAAGTAAGGAGCAACCCATATAGTCAATAGAATGATTCAATGTTTTCTGATTCAACAGAATATAATTCTGTAATGTCTCAGGGAACACTTCTAATGGAAATATCAGCTCTTCCTTTGGAATCTCTATTCGCTCAATCTCTACCTTCTTAATCTTGCGTTCTCCATAGCCTTCCTTGTACAACTCTCTAGCAGCATCAGAGTAATTTCCACTAAAGAACTTCCATGCGTAGATAGCAAAAGGACTAAGCGGTGTCTCATGCGGGTAAATCGTTGCAGTAGTAAATAAGTAGCACAGACCTGTGTCCTTGTAAATAAATCCATGCAGTGCATCCTTGCTTTCTACCTTGCGTAGAACTATGCGATCAGACAGGTGCTTAATGGCACTAAATTCGCCTTGTAAGAGGTCCAATGCCTTGTTCCTATGGTTATAGTCATCCCAAGGTGTTAGACCGCTGTAATCGGCCTCTTTTGGCCTTGTTTCATCTACCCTCTCTTCATAGTGAAAATACTTACATAGATTCATCAACAGATCACGCTCTTCAGGGGTAATCTCCTGAATCTGCTCATAAGACAATTCACTCACCTGATTATCGTAGATGTAGATGTATCCACCTGAACCTCTAGTTTCAATCAGAGCCTGAGAATGTCCTTTGAGTGTAGCTAGTTTTCTGTTGCCTTCAACCTTAGAGCATCTGTAGATAATGTGATACCCTGAGTTGATAGTCTTGTAGATTACAAACTTTCTAGCGAAGTCATCTATGTAATCTGAAACGAATGCTATAAACTCATTCCAAAATTTCTTACCCTCTTGTACACTAGGGAATACTTTTAGGTCTATGTCTATACATTCAGTACCATAAAATCCTGTAATAATACCATAACCTTTGGTTTTAGACTCTAGCCTTTCTAGCTCGGCTTTTTCTATCTTTTTAGTCTGGTATTCCTTCCATAAAATCAGCGGTTTTTTGCCTTCTGATATGGGCATGACGCTGAAGCCAGCGTTCAATAAATTAATTGCTCTTCCTAAAGTGACGTTCATTGCGTTTTACAAGTGTTTGTAGAAAATGGGCTATTTTTGGCAAAAAGTGTACACTAAGTTTACACTAAGTTTACACTAGAGTGTAAACCCCTAAAACCGCTTATACTCTCTAATTTGGCCGATTTTTGGCACTTTTTTGGCTTAGGTTTACAAGTTTACACTTTTTTTGTTAAAGTGTTTTTTTTTACCACCTGAAAATTTATTTTTTTTCATTTTTCCCAAAAAGTGTTCAAAGTGTTCACTTATTGCGATTGGAGCCAATGGAGGCCGATTTTGGTTTACACTTAGGTGTACACTTAGTGTACACTTGTGTACACCCCTGTACGGATCTTGCGAACCCAGTATTGGACCTGTCCATAGGGTATGTCTAGCTTGTAAGAAATGTTAGCTATTTTATATCCATCTTCCCATAATCGTTGCACTTCTCTAAGATTTTTTATAGTTATTCCTTGTCTCCTGCGGTAGGTAGTCAACTTAATAATCTCACAGATTTGGTGATGTGATAGTCCTGTGCGTTCTGTAATCTGCTTGTAGGGATAATCGTTCTTGTACATTTCAATGACCTCATCTGCTAGTTTTAGATGCGCACCGTTATTCTTAGCACGCTCATTGGTCTTTAGATATTCCTTGTAGAGAAAGTTGTTTACTACATGGAATGATACTCCTAGAAACCTAGCAATGTTCTTATTCTTTATTTTCAGCTTGTAAAGTCTGATGACTTCGTCTTTCTGTTCCTGTGTTAGTGATGTCATGTTAGTAGTTATAGTTGCAGTAGTCAAGGATATTTGTTAAAATGCGTTCTAATTCATTACCATCAATAGGTACTGAATCATATTCTACCTTATAGCTTACTATTTGGTCAAATCTCCTATTGTTTTTTACCACCAGGGCCTCTATGTACCAGTAGCTATCGTAGAAAGCAAACTGATAGATTTCATCCTTGATGTGGGTTACTGAAAGGTCTAGGCTGCCTAGATGCTCTTCTTCTAATTCAATAAAGTTCATAGTTCTCCGTAGGTTTGTTTATAGTATTGTTCAAATTCATGTGTAGAAAAAATGCCTTCTTTACTAACTTCTAACATCTGCTCCTTTTCCATCTTTTTGGCATCTTGAAATAATTTCTCAAATTCCTCATCCATAATGAAGTGCTGTCTAATGTAATCTACTGCTGTCTGTTTCATAGTTCTTCTTCTCTAGTGTTTACAAATTTCTTATTCTTTAAATCTTCTTCCTCCTTCATGGATATAAACATATCGCAGTACTCATATTGGTAAGGCGTTTCAATAAAGTAAAACTGGTAGTAATTCGGAATAGCCGTATATCTGTAGCACTTGCTCCTGATGGGGCAATCTATGCCCTCGCACATGGTTATATCGCTCATGCTAGTAGTTCTTTAACATAGTCCCTACACTCTTGAATCCTAGCCTTGGCTGTCTCAATTACCATAGGATCATATTCTATCTCAAACTCTTTTACTCTATAGCTGTTATCTACATGTGCGTAGCTCACAGGCTCTTCATGGGTCAGGTAGTCAGGGGTGTCCTGAAGCGTGTACACTAGCTTAGCCTTTCTAAGCCCTGTCAGGTGCATATAAACCTGGAGCTGATAGTAGTATCCCATGTCAGGCTCTTGATCGAATAGAGGGAATGTAAAGCAGTCCCAAGAGGTCTTGAAGTCATAGACTACACCCTCGTGCATACAGTCAGGTGTACCTGTGAAGAAATCATCCTCAAAGTGGTCTAGGTTCTTTATCATGAAGTCCTTATCCATTGCAACAGAATAGAACTCTATAGCCTGATCCTCTAAGGCTAAACCCTTCTGCAAGTACTTAGAATTGATTTGCTTCTTGATTCCGTAAATCTGCTCTTTTACCCATTCCTCTAGGTAGCTCTTTGTAGTCTGGGATAAAGTCTCAGACTTAGACCTTGGGTTAGTCATTAACTTACCCAAGGCACTTGCTCTGCATTTAAAATTCATCCTAGTAGAAGTTTTTCGTTTTCAGCTGTTAATATATACACAGCCTTAATCTGCTCAATAGTTACTTTTCCACTAGCTAGGGAATCCTTGGCTCCTTGCCACTTAGGATGCTTTGGACTAAGCTCCTCCTTTTTTGCACCATGATCATTCGTAGTATCAGGGTCTTTGGTATCATCTATGAGAAATAAACCATTGAGCGCATACTTTCGAGAATATGAGCTGCTGCTCCCGAACGACTGCGCTATGTCCATGCCCTTGCGGTTGATGTCGATCCCTGCCTGAGCTGTGACCGCTCTGCCTTCTGTTCTACCTTCTTTATCCACCTGAATAGCAGCGGTAGATTCAATAAATACTATACCGCCTACTTCTTTAACCTCATCCTCTATAGTCAAGGTACATTCGTACTTTAACAGCAGGGGCTTGAGAGCCTCTAAGATGTCCTCGCAAGATCGGTATTTGTACTTACCGAATGCGTTAAACTGATTCTTTGGAGCCTTTAGCTCCGCCTGGATTGCAATTAGTTCTTTCATGTGTTTGTGTGTTTGTTTTAATTAAGTAAAGTTCTCCGATTAATTGGTCTAATGTTTTTACTAGCTCTTTCATGGCTTCAAATGTTTATAGGTTTCTAGTGTTTTAATTTCTGCATATCTGAAATTAAACTGATCCCAATACAGCTCGAAGGTCATCATCATATCATGTTTTACACTATCGGGTAGCTCCCCATAGTTTTCAAGTATCCATTCCCTTATTCTATCCTCTACCATCTTTAATCCAATTAGGGTCAACGAATACTACCCATTGATTTCCTATCTTCTTAGGAGGATGAGTCCACTCAGCAGGGAATTTACCAGACCTGATGATCTGATGCACTCGAGTTGATTTTTCACTATAGCCCTTCAGTACACCGTACTCTTGGGCTGACATCATTTCATAAAACATTTCTTAACCTCCTGTTCTAA